GATGAGTCTGGTCAAGCAATAACTAACACAGCAAACTTTAATGTTCCTTGGACAGCACATGGAACATTTGATATTGATTTTACTGCTACTGCTTCAGGTGGCGGTGGCAGCACAATTGTGAGCACCAGTATTGGTGTTAATGTTGACGAACTACCTGACAACATTACTATTCCAGATAATCTAGAAGAACTACCACTTGATCAGGTTGAAGCACCTGACGAATCACTAGTTGTCAGTGATCCTATTGTTATTACTGATATTGAAGTCGCAACAGAGATCAAATCTAACTTCCCCATTCAAGTTAGGTTTGACGATGATGATCCTGACATCGAGAACAATTGGTATGACGTTCGTCAGATCTAACCTAAATACTACACGGGAAAAAGTCTTAACATCAGATGCCTTATCAGTTTAGTGCCAGTCCGCTGTATGTTGAAGAGGGACAGTCTATCCAGTTTCGTTATGAAGCTCCCCCTCTGTTCAACGACATCACTCAAGTTGAGATTCAGATTGGCGAGCTTACTGTCTTCTGGATTATTGAGACTAAGCTTGAAGATTTTGAACCTGATCCGTTCTTCCTTAGAGATATTGATGATGCAGATTCTGATACTCTGTTCACATATGCAGCAACCGCAGATCCCGATGACGGTGTTGCATATACAGGACTAGCAACTGATCCTGATCCGCTAAGAGAAGGCGAAGAAGTTATTACAATCACTGGTCTTGATCCTGGAACACAGGCACCACTGATTGTTAGTTCTAATGTTATTGATGAAAATGATTGGGGATATCGTCTGAGACGATATAATGAAGGAACCACTAGTTATGATGCCTGGGGTGCATGGACTAGAGCACTAAATGATACTGTATCTAACAATGACCAGATTCAGGTTAGACTGGTATCTTCTTCCTCACCATCAGATACTAAAAACGTTCTTGTTACTGTTGGAACAGGATCTGCTCAATGGAACATTACGACTGGTGCATTGCCAGTCAATACACCAAATCCACCACCAGATTTTGGTTCATTAAACAATCTACCACTTGGAGTTCTTGTATACAGTGATGTTGCACAGATTCTAGGATTGAACACTTCTGCAACTATTAGTGTTGACAATAATGCAGAAATTGCAGTATCTAATTTTAATACTACATTTACTAATTCTAGTGGATACGAAGTTCTCGATAATATTTCATCTGGATGGGGCAACAACCTGACTGTAAGTAATGGTCAGTATGTTCAGTTGAGAGGCACATCATCTACTACACCACAAGCACAGATTAACTTCAGTGTTACTGTTGGTGATGGTGCTGGTATTTCTGTGTGGCCTATTGTATCTGGTCAGGGTGTTGATAACAACCCAGATAATTTTGTATTCCAAGATCTAGTCAATCAGGTTCCTGGACAAACTGGTCTTAGATCAGAAGTTGCGTCAGGTTCATCTACATCAGTCGCTGGTAGAAATGTTGCATTGATTGGTGGTCTTGATGATGGACTAGCAGTTCCTGTTGTAATTAGATCATCTGATACTAACATTGTTCCTAAGATTAGTGTCAATGGTGGTTCTTCTGGACTTATTGAAAATGTCACAGTTGAAAATGGAGACTACATTGAACTAGTTGTTGATAACTCCGATGACGTTACTGATGTTACTTTACCAGGACAAGGTGTTGTCACTGTTGGTATCAATGTAGGAAACAGAATTATTCAAACTTGGACTGTATCGAACTGGACTGGTCCAGATACTACTCCAGCGTTCACACCTATCAACCAAGTCATCAATAGAACTCCTGGTGGTGTTAGTGTTATTGGTCCTATTGGATTGACTGACTTCAATCTACCAATTACTATTAGTGCAACAGATCCTGAATCATACAATGAGTTCAACTTTGCTACCAATGAAGATATTGGTGATGTTCTGTTCTCTATCAATGGTGATCAAGCAGTAGTAGGACCACGCACAGTTAATCCTGACCCTGGTGGTGATCCTGTATTCATCACTATTATTATGCAACAACCTGGAAATGCAGAACTTGAACCTGTTCAAGGACTATCACACTATGGTCAGACAGTAATTACATTTGGAGATGCAACTCCATTCCAGTTGAGATCTATTAACTATGCAGTGAAACCTATTCCACCTGCATATCTTGGTGTTTGGTATTCTGAGAAGAATGCATATTTTGATCAAGCATCATGGGAAGCAGCAGGTGAAGATCCTAACAACGCTAGAGATTACTATAGATCACCTAAGTTCGATGGTTACTCTATCGGAACAGTTGTTCCTATCACCAAAGAAACTCCACTAAACGATGGTAACTATGGATATGGTGATATTGAAGAAAGATTCCCAGGATTCTTGGAATGTAATGGTCAACAAGTAGCAGCAGCAGATTATCCTTGGTTGTGGGAAGCAATTGGTAACACATATGGTGGTAATGCCACATATATTGCTGCATCTAAATCATACAGTGGAAACTTTAATCTGCCAGACTATCGTAATGTTAGAATGGTAGGTGCTGGTATTGTTGATTCTAACAGAGGATCCTCTTCATTCGTTCCTGTAACAAGTGCTGGTGGTTCATTTGAACTGACTGGATCAACTGGTGGTTATTGGTATGTTGATGATGTTGATGTTGCTGGTCCAGATCCACTGGAGCAGGTTATTGCACCTGCTGGTAGCAGTGACGGAACAGAATCAGCATACTTCACACTAGGAACTCCAAGAACATTTGGAACCGAAGAACTAGAAGCAGAAGTTGATTTCACTGTCACTGGTGAAGTTATTGCTAACATCGGTCCTGTTAGTGATGTTTCTGTTCGTCCTCCACAGCACGAACACGAAGTTATCTCTGGACAAATTGATAGTGATGATGGTGATCCACTCATTCCATGGGGTGCTAGAGCATACTATGGCACCAGTGCTAGTGGTTCTCAGAACTGGAGTGGAAGACCTGACGGTGATACAAACGCTGTTGATGATGGTTATTGGGAAGATGCAGACTTCTGGAACTATGGTAACTTTGATGGTGAAGTTGGAGACTCTGGTAGAGGATCTCTACTAGATCTATTGCCTGGTTCTGGTAGCAGTAGCGTAGCATTTGGTAACTACTGGGGTTCACCAACTTCAGGACTACCTAACTCCAGTGATTATTGGACTAAGAATGGATCTCCTACTGACGCTGGTGTTATTGACACAGAGGAAACTAATGCTAGACTGGATAATTATCTGTCCATCTATACTGGCACACTGAATCACTCTCACTTGCTGGGAACTGATCCTGTTACTAACCCACAAGCTGACTTCTCTTATGGTAACGTCAACTCAGACGCTACTGCATTCAGACAAGGACTAGCAACATTCAACACAGTATTCTCACTTAAGTTTACTCAGAATGCTACGACAGATGGTGGAGCAGGTGTTGATATTGAACTCAACCCAGCGGCATTCACATGGAATAATACCAGCAAACCAATTCCTACTGCTGCTATGAATCCACAGCGCAAGGTTCCTATCATCGCACCATTCCACAAGGTTAAATATATAATTAAGGCATTTTAATTTAGACTATGGCAGTTGCACATAATGCGGATCCTACTGTTGGTAAGGTCCAACAATGGAGACCACTTGAGTTGATGCAAGATCCAAACATCACCAAGTCAGACTTCAGTGATTTTATTGGAGTGTGGGAGAACTTTATCCCTACTCCATTTTGTGACCAATGTATTGGTTGGTTTGAAAATCTATTGAACAAGCGTGGTTCATTTGTTGGACCAGAAGATTTTGAGTCACATCCTGAAGAGCAACAATTCTTCGATGATCACACTATGATGGGTGCTACTCAGTATGGTAGCAACCTGACAAGGAAGGATGTATCTGTTCTTGCTAACTATGTCAACCAGTCAATGACATATCAGGTCAACCAATTCCTGAAGTCATGTATGGTTCATTATATGGCAGAGTTTGGACAACTAAAGAATGTCCCTATGATCTCTGCTGATGTTAAGATGCAGAAGACACAACCAACAGGTGGTTATCATCAATGGCACTATGAAAACTCTGCTGCATCACATGCATGTAGAGAAGTTACCTGGATGATTTATCTCAATGATATTCCAGAAGGTGATGGTGGTGAGACTGAGTTCTTGTATCAAAAGAGAAGAATTCGCCCTACAAAAGGCACAGTTGTATTCTTCCCAGCAGGTATGACACACGTTCATAAAGGAAACACACTGTTCAACGGAGATAAATATATCTTGACGGGATGGTATATCAAGACGGCACTAGCATGACCTCAAGCACACCAATCATAAGGAAACCACTATTGCAGTTGGATCTTATCAACAATACGATCCTGCAAGCACCTAATGGTGCTACTACATTGTCGGATTTCGACACAACTACTCTGCAGAGACTAGAGTTTGATGATGCACTCAAGAATAAATTCTTTGAGTTGATCGGAGATTTTTGGCATACTAGTGAAGATACTCTTGATTTCTTCAGTTATTACAATGATGCCACATATATGGCACAACGTAATAGACAGAAGTATGACTTTCAGTCGGAGTCTATTTACTGGTCAGAGTATCAGTTCAAGGGTGGTAGTGATGAGCAAGCAAAGCAAGTATATAACATTGCACTAGCATTGTTTGCTGTTGCTGCTAAGCGTAAGACTGATCTTGCACTTAAAAAGACTGAAGCACTAGACAAAGAGATCAATTTCTTTGATTCTAAGTGGATGAAGAGACTTAGAGAAAGACAGTTGATGTTGAGTGCTAGTGATTGGCGTGTGCTTCCTGACATTGAAGACTCTTACGAAGGTGAGAGAGCAATGTGGATTGCATGGAGAGCAAAGATTAGATCTATTGCTGTTCCTACACCAGCACAATATGAAGATAAACTAGAATTTGCTAGAACTCTATTTGATCAAGTTTATCCTATTGATCCTAAGAACTACAGAAAACTATATCCTAATGGGATGTTGGAAGATGGTGTAACACCAGCACCTGCATTCATGGATCCTGATGATGCTGATCAATGGACAAACTACGATGATGATGCATCATCTGACTTCCTTGATAGCAGAATGATTAACAAACTCATGTATGCTAAGCAAAGAGCAGCAGGAACTAAGAGAGTTAAGAGACAAGTTCTTGACATCATCAAACTGATGCAAGTAGAATCAATCTATCCCGATTTCGATAGCAGTCAATTTATCCTGGACGAATAACTATGTTTTATGAATGTGAGATTCTTAATGAACAACAACTGACCCACATCAATGATTTGTTCGATGCAGCAGAGTTTACACAAGGAACAGTCTCTCAACGTGATGAGAATAACGTTGACACGTCTGTGAAGGATAACTTCGTGATGGGTCAGCACACATCACAGTTTAGAAAGTGTCTAGAAGTTATTCAGCAGGGTATCAATGATGCTACTGCATTTAGATCTACTTTCGTTGTGAAAGAGATGACTGTTCCTCAGATGACAGAATATCGTGAAGGTGGAAAGTATAATCCACACATCGATAATATTACTGTCCAAGGACTAAAAGCACACCACAGTATCACACTGTTTCTCAATGACCCTGATGAGTATGAGGGTGGGGAACTGGTGATCACTGATGGTGATATGCCATTCAAATTTAAACAGAAAGCGGGCACAGCATTAGTGTATCCTACAGGATACATGCATTATGTTGCACCTGTGACATCTGGTAAGCGTCGTGTTGCACTAATGTGGGCAACTAGTCTTATCGAAGACTTCTTCATGCGTCATCAAATCCTCAACTTTGGTAAAAGTATTGAGAGACTATTAGAAACATATCCTGATGCACCACAAGAAGTTCTTGTGCCATTTGAACAAGTAAGAACTAACTTTGTAAGAGAATATGGAAATCTATGAGATGCCATTTGGTGACTATGACTTCGCAAAGATTATCGAAGACATGGCAAGACCAAAGTGGAGATATGGTCATGCATCAATATCAAAAGATCATGACATCCCATTCTGGGAGATGACATTGGTAGATGAACCATTTTACACTGAGCATCTCCTAAATATCATTAGAGACGTGACAAATGAACCTGATCTAACTTTAGAGCGTGTCTATGCAAATGGACATGTATATGGTGATAAGGCAATGCCTCACACTGATGGTCATTATGATGATTGTAGAACGTTCCTACTATATGCAAATCATATGTGGGATCATAACTGGGGTGGCAAGACTGCATTCCAAGGTAGTGATGGCAAATGGACATGGGTAGAACCTGCACCTAACAAAGCAGTGTTCTTCAATGGACGTATGCTACACCATGCTGAAGAAGTCTCTAGAACATTCAATTCATTAAGAGTTACAATCGCCTGGAAGTTAAATGGAGCTACACGCAAACTACACTATTGATTACTTGCAAGACTTTATTGAGGAGTCTGCTAAGCGTCAAGAGAAAACTATTATCTTCCTGCGTTCTACTGGATGGAACAGCAGCACCGATGTTGATGCAATCAATGCATCATATGATCTGTATAGAAGCAGACTGCCACTAGATATTTTCACTGCTCTCCAACAGTCTGAGTATGTGTTCATCATCTGTGATAATGTAACAGAGGCAATGGAATGGTGTGAGGATCTATTCCCAATCAACCAGGCATCATGCACTAGACCAGAAGATTATATCTTCTATGGTGTGTATAGTCCTCAAGGTCAACTACTAGCGGATAACGAATAATGTTTGCAGCAGAACTTGACGTATCAAAAGTATATCGCTTGAGTGATAAGTCACTGCTGCACACTCATGCACGTATGTGGCCTCAATGCACATCTTTGGTGGATGATCAGTATCCTAATATCTTCACGGATGCACAAATTGATAAAATTCAAAAAGTTCTAGGATTTACTTTTGTTGATCCTGACTATTTTGTTCCAACCAATACAACCAAATATATTGAGATCTACTACAACGAAGAGATTGAGCAAATTGAGGTAACTACTGATATGTCAGTAGAATTCCTGATGCCAGAGGCTGAGTGGTATCAATTGTCTCTTGAGTTAGATCCTATCGAAGATATTAGGGAGAGAGTGTTGAATCTCTTTCAAAGGATTGGACCTAACCAAGTTAACATCGGCAAGTTTAAGTTTGATGCTGATGGTAATACTATTAGCATGTCACATACACCTCATCATATTACAAACACCCTGCAAGGTTCTACACTCTACAGATTCATAGAGAAGATCTCACATCAGCAGCACAAAGTATTTTTTGAGCAATTCAAAGAGGATCGTAATATTGTTGTTCACACACGTCGTGATTACACCAATAGAATATATGCATTCCCTGCAAATGCAGAGGAGAAACAGATTACTTCACTGACCTGGCGTAAGAAGAAGAAACCCAAGTCTGATATTAGAAACAATTGGATTGATCGTATCGAGCAATTCTATGAGATGATCAGTGCAGATGATGCGGCATGGATTCGCACACTAATTGATCATGATGACCAAGAGATTGACTTCTCGTTCGTATTTAATCTTGCTGGTGCGCTTGAAGACGTGCTAATCTACAAGAGAGAAGCAAAGATGTTCAAGTCGTTCCGCCCCTGACCAGTCTGCAAACTGCCACACACGCTTGACCAGCGCGGTCTGATGCCTTATA